GTCGCCGTGAGCAATTCCAGGCACTTTTGAAGTCTCGACCGTGATCACCGGTTGCGTCGTCTCGACGCCAACCGTGCCACCGTCTTCAAGATAAAACTCGTTGCGAAAAATAACAGAGATCGAACTAACACTGCCCCCGCCTGGCGTATAGCTGGCGGCCTGGGCGTGCTCGTCCACATCAAAAAATTCTGCCAGATCCTCAAGAGCCATTCCCTAAACCTATTTGCCGCGCTTTGTAATTTTTGGTGCATCGGCTTCTCTGCTTGTTGTTGGCTTTGCCGCTGCTTCGACTGGCACTGCTTTGCCCATGCGAATCAATAGCAATGCGTCTTCCTCTGTTAAATCGTAGGTGCCGCCAGGCTTGCAGTCATATCCGCTTGCAACGACTCCCACTAAAACTTTTACTTTTGCCATTTTGTTTTTTCCTTGAGAGGGGGATAGGCCCGCGACTAGCGCGGGCGAATCCTTAGTGCTCAACAATTACCTATGCGCCCTTGCTAAATGATTCCGCATGTCGCGTTGCCGTGTCGATCATACAATGCAAGCCGAGCGTCAATTGTCCGGTTTGAGCGTTGCGATCAGTGATCACTTCAATCGCGCCAAACTGCGCGATCATTAACTGGCTAAAGTCGCCGAGTAAGATCGTGTTCGCAGTCATGCTTGAAGTTGGGTTTACTGAGTAGCCCATGATTGCGTTATCTTCAGAAACGAATCGGCCAGAACCAGAGTCCTTGGTCGTTGTCTTCAAAGTTCCAGCAAGTGCAGGGGTTGTTACAAACGCCATGTTTGCGCCCATTGCGTTATCAGCGCTGATGGCTGATTCAATTGCAACGATCTCAGCAAACGTCGGAGCACCAGCAGAAGCGAATGAAACGCTACCAATGCCAGTCGTTGCCAGGATGCCGGTGGGCTGATTGCTTGAACCAGTTCCAGCCAATGCAGCCGCGTCGATCGCAACAGCAATTGCGGCGGTGATGTCAGCCTGGACTACGGCTTCGACCGATGGGTCACTTTGAACCAAAAGGTTTCGGCTGATTTGTACGAACGACGCCAGGTTTTTCGGGGTTAAATTGATCGAGCTAAATACTGGCTGGCCTTCAGTCGGCGCGCCATCTTCTGCAACCCAGTAGGTTGAAGTTCCGGTTGCCAGCTTAGGGATCGCAACATTCCCTTGCAGGTTGCTCATTACCCGAGCGCCCAGGCGAGTCGTTACCATTGCAGCGCGTAAGGCGTCGATGAACGAAGCACCATCGTGATCAGTTCCAACGAGGAAACCGCCAGCGTTGTTAGTGCCAACCGTAAGATCACGTCGGCCCCACTGCATGTCAGCAGGCATATAAAAGCCGCCATTTGATTGGCCGCTGCGCTGGGCGATGGTGTCAGAAATTTCTTTTTCCAATCCAGCTTTTGACCAATCGTTGTTTGCAGATGCAGAGATAGCGCGCAACAAAGAATAGCTTTGCTTTTCGCTTCGGCTGAGATCCACGTTCAAAGGGCTGGCAATGTCAGCAGCCAAATCAGGCTTGCGTTTAAGCTCTTTTTTAGTTGCTTCAAAGGCTTCGCGCTGAAAGTGATCAAGGGCAAAGCCGTCGTTCAATGCTTTGTCAGCAAGTTCGCGCAAGTAGGGCGCATCTTTTGCCATCTCGTTGATCGTGCGAACGCGCAACTGTTCTTCTTTGAGAACCGCTTCGCGGGCTTCGTTTTTTACAGTCTCGATATCTATCTTTTGGTCTTCCATTATCGGAGTTTCCTTTATTAAATTAATTACACGGGTTAGGTTGTCGCCTTGAACGGCGTCTGATCTTCCAATTCCTACTGAAAAATCTGCGGGCGTCGAAACAATGCTAATTTCATGCGGTGCCCATCGGGTCGCCGTAAAAATTCGCTCTGTTTTTTCCTCCATTTCCTCGATGGTGTAGCCGACCGAAATGCTTGATCGAATACCATCTAAACAGTCCTGAAGAAATTCTGAGCCGCGTTCGCTTTTTGAAAATCGAACTGTGGCGATGCCGCGTCCGTTTTCCACGGTGGCGTTTTCAATGACGCCGATTTGATCGTTCAAGTCGTGATTTGCCAACAATGCAGCCTTGGCGTTCAAGCGCGTAAGGTCGACAGATTCAGGGGAGTGCGAAAGCACCTCAGTCCCAAACCATCTTTCGACCGGCTGTTCGCTTGAAAAACTCAGGGTGATTGTGCGGCTTTCTTCATCAACATTGGCCCGCTCAAAATTTAATTCCCGACTCAGTTGGCCGGTCTTAATCTGTTCCATCGTCTGACTCCATCATTGGTTCGATAGGCCCGAAAACCAGGCCGTACTCGGCCATTAGTTCGGTCTCTTTTTGTCGTTGATCGAATACTTCCTCAAGGTCTTTGCCCTGGCTTGCAGCGATTGCTGACAGGCTGCTGACGCCCAATTCGTAGGCCATCTTGTGCGCTTGCAGATCCTTGACGGGGTCGACCCAGGTCCAGCCGCGAGGCACAAATGTGGCGACGGTTTGCTCGGCGTTGATTCCAAGCCGCCCCTGGTTAAATTCCAGCCAAGCCGAAAAAATGGGGCGCATCAGGTGCGAGATATAAAACTGCTGCCAGCGCTTCCAGTTGTCGCGCTCCTCGATCGTGCCTGCTCTGATAGAGCTAAAATTCACCGATGACAGGTCGCTTGAGAGGGCGTGGTAGGTCACGTTTAAACCGGTCGCAACGCCTTTCAGAACGCCTGAAACGTAGTCTGAATAAGCACTGACAGGGTGGTTGGGGTCGAGCATGGCCAGTTCAGTTCCAGCAGGTAATTCAGTGAAGCCAACGCCGCCGATCGAGGATGGCAGGCCATAGCCTTCGGCATTTTCTTGATCGTCCAAGTAATCGCCGGTCGGCGTTTTGTAGTATCCGACCTTGCTGGCTGCTATTTCAGCAGCGCGCATTTCAGCGCGTTCGTATCTGCCAAGCATTAACAGGTGAATCATCACAGGCGCAAGCCAGGTGGCGCCTCGAATCTGGTTCGGGCGATCCGACTTGTAAATGTGGATGATGTCTTCGGCGACGACCCGTTCGTAGGCGTTGATGTTCGGCGACTTAGTTGGCATCCCAAAAATGCTAGGCACCTTATTCGGCGGCATTTTCCACAAGTAATATGCGACCGGCTTACCAGCGCGGTCTAATTCAATGCCTTGCACGATCGCGTTACTGTCTTTAGTCGCTTCTCGGTTCAATGCGTAATCAAGAAAATCGGCGTCATAGATTGCAATCTGGAATTCAGATCCGCGAACCATGCGAACCAGCACCTCTCCATCACGGCAAACTGACCGAACAACCAGGCGCTGAATGTCAGCCCAGTCGAGCCGACCATCGCGCGAGCAATTCTTGGCGCTTGTCCAATCGGTGAATTCCCGCTCGATGATTCGGTTGACGCGGTTGTCGAGCTTGCCCTTGTTTGTGCGCGCCTTGCTTTGCAGCTTGATCCCTTCGCCGACGATATTGGTCTCGACCAGGTTTAAATACCGGCTGGCGTAGTCGTTGTTCTGCTCAAGATCCCGCGCCCTGGCGCGCAGCGCTTCGCCCTGGGTTCGCAGGTCTTCGTTGATGCTTTTGACTTCGCTGACCCAGTTCTGGACAACATCAGGCGAAGCGGCATCCCATCGGCGCACATTGTTCATTGGCGAATCCCAAAAGTTTTGCGCTGTTTTGTGTTGATCTCGCCAACGGTCTGGTCACGCATTCGGATCAGTTCCGGCAAATCAACATAGGAATAACTGCGACCAGCGATCGAATAAGCGCTTGCCGTCTTAGTAGTGAGATTAAGAATTGCGGTTTCAAGGTTTTCGAGTCGCTGGCGCAGATTGGTTATTGGATTGGCCGTCGACTGGTCACGGTTTGCGATCAGTTGGATTTGGCCGGATCCGATTGTGATTCGCTCGCTGTCGCTGCTGCGAGTGATATAAGTTTGGTAAGTATATCGACCAACGATATAGGCGGCGGTTGTGCTGCTGCCGACTTCTATTATGTATTCAAGTCCCGACGCGCTGGCGGTGATCTCAATCTCGGTCGTGCCAGCGCCCTGCAAGCGCAACGCATATTTCAGCGTATAGGCTGAGTTAGGGTAATCGGTGTTTAGATCCGATCGTTTCCATCTCCACATATCACCGGCAACCAGCTCGGTCGGCTCGGTGGTGGGGTAGTTGGCAGAATCAAACGCATTTGTCATCTAGGTATGATCTAGATAACTGTGTCAAATTTTTAGGGAAGGATTTGACAGAATTGAAATTTCTTTGGGCGGATAAGAAAACCCTTTAAAATCATGGGTTTCATGGGTTACACGGGTTACACGGGTTTCATGGGTTTCATGGGTTACACGGCAGCACCTCAGTTCTCGTTTAAAATCTGATACACCCGCTGCCGCGTTATCTTAAAACGCCCACACAAATCGTCGATATTCCGCCCGTTGAACTCCGACCGCAGTTGATCCTGGTCGATCTTCTGCCGCTTCAAAATGTAGATCGTATCGCCGCCAGCGCGCTGTTGCAGTGCCTCGATGATCGCCTCGCGCAGTTCATCGGCCAGCGATCCCTCGACTTTGCTGTGTAGCACCTCGGCAATGATCGCTTCGATCACAGCCAGGCACCGCCATGCTGCTGGTTAATGGACCATTTGCGCCTTTTAGGTGGTGTTTGTACAGTTTTAGGTACGTTTTCGGCGTCATTTTGCACAGGTACGCGCGGCCTTTTGCGTGTGTTTTGGCTGAGTCGCAGGGCTGCCAGGGCATAAACTCGGCAGTCGAGCGCCTCATTTCGCGCCCTGGTCGCGGCCCACTCCTGGCGCGGTCGGCCTTTAGAGTACCGCGTGACCAGTTTTTCGGCGGTAAGCTGGGCAAAATACTCGTCATCATAGGCCGCGTCAGCTGGGAAATGGCAATAGCCAGGTCCAGGCTCGGCGATACTGAGCATCGAATAAACCATTGCTTTGCCCTGGTCGACGCCGATTGGCTCGGCTGTGAGCGCCTTCTTGCGGCGCTTTGCGAGCCGCCTGGCGCGCTTTTGCGCGTCCTCGATCAATGGCAAGCCGAAGCCTGAAACGCCCTTGATAGCGTGGCAGAAGCGCCGCTTGGCGACGAAATCATAAACCAGCGAAGTGTTATAGCCGGAGTCGATTGCAACTGCGTCGGGCGCTAGATCATCAAGCAATTCCGCGAGCTCGTCCCACACCCCAGGCTGCGCGGTGTCGCCCAATAAGATCACATAATCAATCGACCAGCTTTCCTCACCTTCGCCCCAGCCCAGGTGCTCAAGCTCGATCCGGTCACGCTGCACGTCGACGCCAATCGTCGTTTTTTTAAATTCCAAGCTGTCGGGGTATTCCTCGCGGCGCATGATCAGGGTGGCGGGGTCTGCCTGTTGCCCTTGCTCCGTCCAAACTTCGCCCAGCACCGTATTAATAAACGTCTTTAGTTGCTCCTGTGAGCCTTTCTTTGCAGCTATAAAATCGGTCGCGGCGTCGCTCCATGAATACCAGCCGAGCGGGCTGTACAGGCTCGACAGGTGGTAGCCCTTATATCTTCCGGTCGCAGTCGGTCGCCATTCACCAGCCAGTAGCATATTGGTCTTATTGGATTCGCTGATTTCAGATCCGCAGTGCTCGCACACCAGGCAAGCGGTGGTCGGGTCGTTGTCATGCCAGCGGATCCGGTCCCAGGTGATCGTGCCAAATTCCGCGCAGTGAGGGCAGGGCACATAAAAATAGCGCTGATCGGATTGCTCGAAATATTCCTGAATCGTGCAAAGGCCGTCCAGGGTAGGGGTGGAAACCATGAATACCTTGCGGTTGCGTTTAAACGTGGCTGTTCTACGGATCGCCAATTGTACGGGCGAGCCTTCACCATCCACGTCGCTCGGATAGCTGCTGGCCTCATCCAGAAACAGATAGCGCGCAGGCATCGAGCGCAGCCCGACGTTACTGTTTGAGCCGGTCAAGATCAGGGTGCCGCCTGCATAGTCTTTTTGGAATAGCGTATTGCCTGAGTCCCTGGCGCGGGGTGCAGATATTTTGGCGGCGACCTCTGGGATCGAATCTAGCATCGGCCCGATGCGCTGCTTGCTTGCGCGCTTCGCGCTGTCGGCGGTGGGCATAACGTAAAGCATACTGCCAGGAGCGTGGTGGATTACATATCCGAGCCAATTATTGCCCGCCTCGGTTGCGCCAATTTGCGCGCCCTTCATGAAGACGATGATATCGTCAGGGCTTTGCGCGCTCAGTGAATCCATGATTTCGCGCAGGTACGGGGTGCGATCGGTGCGCCATTTGCCAGCCTCGGAGCTGCTTGCTTGGTCAAGAATGCGGTGCCGGTCAGCCCATTCGCTGACAGTCAGATCCGGTTCAGGGCGCAGGGCTGCGCTATACGCTTGGCTGTACACGATCGGCAACCATTTCCAATGTCTCTTTCACTTCACGCCGCAGCTCGAACAAAATCTCTTTTTCGGTGCGCCCAACCAGGATGGAGCTGATTCGCTCCGGCAGTGCTAGAAAAGCATTTTTGACTTCCCTGGCAGCATTGTCAGCTTGCTTCCTGACGGTTGAGGCTTCAACCAGCTCGGCCTCTTTTTCACGAAGTGCGAGCGAGGCCAGCTCGGCATTGGATTCTTCGCGCTTCGCTCGCGCCGCGTTATATCGCGCATAATCTTCGACCCCATCGGCCTCGACCGCTGCTGTTTTGCGTCCTTGTTTCATTTAGTTATATAAACCTCTTTTTTAATGCTTTTTGAATCTATTCACTAAAAAATGATCGACCTTCGAATTACC